TGAAGATAGAAAAATCACCCCTAAAGGAGCTGCTTTGTTGCTAGGGTATTTCTCAGCAATTCCTGTAGCAGAGCGTAAAGAAGCTTCTGTAGCCTTCGCTAAATTTATGACTAATAAAGGATTTGCAATTGTTGAACCAACCAAGCAGCCTTGATGCTGCATATGAGAGGCACGCTATGGAACAAGGTCTTGTAACTACTCCTGTGTTTCCTGAGAATAAGAAATGGGGGCAACCAGCCCCTGTTAAGAATAAGAATCCTATTCTCTGGAATAAAGTACAGATTGATTTCGTAGAGCGTAATCAAATGGGCATTGAGAAATACGGTACTCCTCTTCAACCTTTTAATGGGCGTGATGCTCTGAAAGATGCGTATGAAGAAGCTCTAGACCTGGTTGTCTATCTTCGTCAAGCTATTTACGAACGGGATGGTAAATGAAAACTAAAACAGAATGTATGTTTGAAAGCAAAGCTCCTTATAATAACTGGTATCAAGGAACTGATAAGCGTGTCCTTTTTGTATGTAGTGCAGGTATCCTACGAAGTGCTACAGCTGCACGTATCTATGCAGCTAAGTATAATACAAGGTGTGCTGGTAGTAGATACTATGCACTTATTCCTGTTAGTGATGAGCTTCTTCTTTGGGCTGATGAAGTAGTTTTTGTAAATAAAGAAAACTACCAAGATGTAGCAGATAAATTTGATCTTGATACATTTAGTTGTAGTGTTCGTATTCTTGATATTGATGATGATTTTGAACACATGAATCCTATTCTCATCCAGCAACTTAAAGATCAATATGAAGACATCTGATATTTCTGTAGAGTGTATTGACTATTGTGGGTCTGATCTTTCTGTCGTTAACGCAGCAAGAGTAAGCTTTAATAAAGAAAGTGAACGAACAGAACAACCTAATCAATTTAGTGTTTCTAACGACTGTCTATCAGAAAAAGACATCAAGCTTGTTAACTATCTCGCTAAGCACAATCATAAATCTCCCTTTAACCACGCTTTCCTTTCCTTTCGTGTAAAGGCTCCTTTGTTTGTTGCAAGGCAACTTGTTAAACATGAGTATCTTCCTTGGAACGAAGTAAGTCGAAGGTATGTTGACGACGAGGTTGAGTTTTACTTTCCTAACACTTGGAGAGCAAGAGCTGAAGATGTAAAACAAGGTAGTGGAGGTATCCTTAGTTCACAGCAACCATCTATGGATATAGATACTTTTGTAAAATCTGAATGCCATCGTTCATTAATTAATTACAAAGAGTTGTTGAGTGCTGGAGTAGCACCAGAACAAGCCCGTATGGTGTTACCTCAGAACATGATGACATCTTGGATTTGGAGCGGCACACTGTTTGCTTTCGTTAAGATGCTCAAACTTCGTCTTGATCCTCACACTCAACAAGAGACACAGGAAGTAGCTAAGCAAATTAGTAAATACGTAGAAATGTTTTTCCCTGCTTCTTACCAAGCACTTATGGAGAATTAATGGAGTATCATAAGAACTATGACGGTGAACTTATCCTTGACGAAGAAGGGGAGCCTATCCCAACTGACATCTGCTTGTGTCATGCCTACGAACCTAGTGAATGTTGTTGTGGAGCATGGGATGATATTCCCTATTACGAACATGAAGAGGATTATGAATGAAACTGATTGTAGCAGGAAGTAGATCAGGGTTTACTCAAGAGCAGGTTACAAGTGTTCTTGATGAACTTACTGACCCTCTAGAGATTGAGGAAGTGGTTTCAGGAAGTGCCATTGGAGTTGATAAATATGGAGAACTTTGGGCTTATAGTAATAATATTGATGTTAAGCGGTTTCCTGCTGATTGGAAGACTCTAGGTAAACGAGCAGGGTTTAAACGCAATGCTGACATGGGTAAATATGCTGATGGACTTATTGCATTCTGGGATGGTAAGTCCAAAGGGACACAGCATATGATTAACGTAATGTCAGACCTTAAGAAAGAAACTGTCATTGTAACTCCCTACGTTCCTGAGGAAGATGATGATGAAGAGGAAGACAATGAGTAAACACTTCATCCTGCCAGATGTCCAAGCGAAGCCTGGAAACGACTTTACCTTCCTTAATAGGATTGGCCAATACATTGTAGATAAGCAACCTGAAGTAATTGTATGCCTAGGAGATTTTGCAGACATGCCTTCTCTTAGCTCTTATGACGTAGGTAAGAGGCAGTTTGAAGGACGTAGGTATGTAGATGACATTAAAGCTGCACATGATGCTATGTTTCAGCTTATGCTCCCTCTCCATATTTATAATCGTCAACAAACTAAAAACAAGAAGAAAACATACAATCCACGTATGGTGATGACACTCGGTAATCATTGTAATCGTATTCAACGAGCAATTGATAATGATCCTAAAATTGAAGGAGTAATTAGTGTTGAAGATTTGGAATATGCTAAGTTTGGTTGGGAAGTTTATCCTTTTCTTGATGTCGTGGTTATTGATGACATTGCTTATAGCCATTACTTTACTACCGGTGTTGCTGGCCGACCTGCTTCATCAGCTAACGCTCAGCTTAGTAAAAAGCATATGTCCTGTATCGCAGGACACCAGCAAGGGCTCCAAATTGCAACAGCTCATAGAGCGGACGGTAAACGCCTTACTTCAATAATTGCAGGAAGTTGTTTAAAACAGGATCATAAAGTGCTAACTGCTGATCTACGTTATGTAGAACTGGGTTCTATTTCTGTAGGGGATAAACTAGTCTCTTTTGATGAGGAAGTAGTAAACAAACGGAGCCGTAGGTACAAGACAGGAACAGTTGAAGCAGTCAAACGAGAAACTAAAGAAGTGTTTAAAGTTACGTTGGATTCTGGTAAAGAGTTTAAAGTAACAGAAGACCATCGTTGGTTAGTTAAAACTGGTTCTCAATACCACTGGAAGACTACTAATACTCTTCGTAAAGGGACTTGTATTCCTAAGTTATTTGAAGAGTGGGATGAAGATTCATCTTATGATGGTGGGTGGATTGCTGGTATGTATGATGGAGAAGGCTCTCTCTCGGTAAGAAAAACTACAGGAGGTACTTGTATTCAACTAGCTATATCACAGAACCAAGGACCAGTTTTAGATAAGCTCCAAGAGACACTAGAATGGTATGGGTTTCCAAATGGAACATACCAAGCAAACGGACGTACTTGTATGCAAGGGCGTTTGATTGGAGGGGCTAATAAAATAGCTGAGTTCTTAGGTACGTTCAGACCTATCCGGTTACTATCTAAATTTATGCCTGAATACTTAGGTAGAATAAACTCACCAGATACAAATAATGACAAAGTAGTTTCTATTAAAACTATCGGAGAGCAGGAGATTGTTGAGATAGCCATTGACGCTAAAACTATGATTGTCGAAGGGTATCCTCATCATAATTGCTATGAGCATGATGAGGATTATATGGGACCTCAATCAAATAAGCACTGGCGGGGGTGCTTGATGCTACATGAGGTGGACGATGGTCAATTTGACATCATGCCGGTCTCACTTACTTACTTGGAAAAGAAATATGGATAACAAATGGGGTATGGTGTATTTGCTGAATGATTATCAAGCGGCTGCAATGGGTGTGAGGCTTGACTCAGCAGATGAGCGTTACGCTCTAGATGGGCTGGTTGGTGAGGTGGGAGAGCTTTTCTCTCTCCTTGCTAAAGCTCGTAGGGATGGTGAAAAACCTGATCACAGCTTGTTGCTTAAGAAAGAGCTAGGAGATGTATTTTGGTTCCTAGCAGCTATTGCCACAGTCCTCTAGATGCCCTGTTTACATTCCAAATAACACCTAGCTTTTCAATAAAAGCTGTTCGTAAAAACATTTGCTCTGGGTAGGAATAAGCACATGTAGAAAGTCGTGTAATTAAGCTTCCTTTGTTATTTACACAAAGGCTTCCATCATCCATGTAGAGAAAAGCGGCTGCTTCCCAGTCTAACATTGTCAGTTGATGTGGGTCAATTACACGATGGTTTTCAATATACTGTCGCTCCCTCACTCTAGAGAAGAGAGGATGACTTGTTGTTCTTAATGACAACACATTTTTACCATTATCTTTACGAGTATATTCCGTAATTCTTACATTACAATCTTGTAGTCCAGTAAATTTACTGGCGATTGTTTCAATATAGTCTCTGTGTACAGGGTCTCTTGTTATTGCATAGTGAGCTTTGGTATTACCTGTGCTGTATCCAACAAAACCATCACCTGTTACACTCCAAGTAAGAAACTTGGAAAGCTGCATCATATTCGTTTTCATAGTCGTTACGCCTCTCTAATGAGCTGGCTCGGTATTACGTCATCAAACGCTTCCACCGATATTAGGAAATTTGCTATGGGAATCCCTTCCCAAAGGTGCACTGATTTACACATCGGAATCATCCGAAGATGTGACTTCAGTCAACACGCATTACGTAATGTCTCTTCTTGTTTATCTCCAAAGTTAAAGCTAAATCCAGGCTCTCCTGTTTCCATAGCTTGACGTACATTCTGTTTGAACACAGGATTGTCAGCTAGTTCACTCTCTACAAGACTACCTTTAACATCTTTAGTATATCCACCCAAAGATGCATCATCATAATTAACAGAGATGTTAGTCATATCCAAAGGAGCTGGATAGTTAAAGTCATTAGCTTTTTGCTCCTTAATAAACTCACTCCAGTTCTTAGCTGTTAGGAATTCATTAATGTCATCATGCTGCCAGTTAAGAGAAGCATAAATAGCACTACGACGAGAGCCACCTTGCATAACTTGACGACCAATTTCATTTACCGCCATCATAAGAGGAATAGGCCCACTAGAGGTGCCTCCAGTGCGACTTAGAGCCTTGCCACGCCCTCGTAGACGAGAATAGTCATTACCTATGCCACCACCTGTTGTAAGGCAGCTCATGGCCTTCCAGACAGTGTTAGCCCAGTCCTCTCGCGTATCTTCTTCAGAACGAAGGAGGAAACAATTGTTGTATGCTTTATGAGGACGGCCTGCGTAATAGAGATAGCGTCCGCCGGGCAAAAATCGCATTTCCTTAATATGTTGAGCAAGCTCTTTTCGATCACTGTCTGACATAAGGGTAGGTAGCGTGCCATTTCGGCTTCCACATACGGCTTCGACGAGGCGATCTGCCCGGGCGTCCCAGGTATCGT